GGTCATGTGTCCGACATCGCCGCCGTCGGCCGGCTCACGAGTGCCGGCCCGATACGCGCGCTGTTCACAGTCCTGTATCAAATGCTTACACCGTTCATCGACGAACAGTCGGCGACGTCCCGCCGCGTTACAAAGAAACGCGTTAGTCGCGGCGAACCGATCGCCGCGATCTGGGTTACCGCGCGGATAGTGCACAGTACGTCCCGCCGCTTGAAACCGTTCGTCGTTTATGATGATCTTATAATCGCTGCTGCTCGCGCTCGCATGGCGCGACCGCCCCGTGGCATCCCCGTAAAACTCGAACCCCGCTCGGTGTTCGCCGTATCGCGACCACAGGTAGTCGAGCGTCTTCTGTGTGTTAGTGTCCCGGCGAAAGATCTCGTCGAACACCTCCAACCTGTCCGGCCACCGATGCGCCAACACCCAGCTCATCGGGTCCACGTTAAAGTCGCTCCCCACGACGATCGCCTGATCATGCTGATAGGAACACGGCCGTACGTTATATTCGCGGTCGTATGCGTGAAACACGCCGCCGCCGACCGTCTCCCACTGCGCGTTGAACTGTTCGTTGAAGTCCTTACCGTCCATATGCTCTCGGTGATAGGCCAGGACGTCGGCGGGCACAATGTCAGCACTAGGCCAGGTGAACGCCGCGGCCTCCGGTTCGTCGCCCCTCTGCGCCCGCTCGAAGAACGTTCGAAACTCGCCCGCGCCCCAGCCTTGTCTCTTGGGTACACCGATACGCCAGCACCAACCACTCCTCCACACGAGGGTTGGCAGTACGTTGAGATCGAACGTCTTGGGGCGCAGGTCGCAGCTCTCGTCCAGGACGCAACCGTCCCACTGTATGCCCTCAATACGCTGCGGCTTGTCGAGCCCGACTACGTGCAACTCGCTACCGAACCGCGTCTTGATGACAAGCGCGCTCTCGTTGACGTGCGCCACCCAGTCCGCCGGAACGAGCGCCTTAAGGTGGTCCCACGCGATGCGTTTCGCCTGGTTACGCGTAGGCGCACCGTAAAAATAGCGTGGGTCGCGCCACTCCTTTGTCACGGGCAGGAACCGAACGAGTCGGCGCTTGGCAAGCTCGGTCTTACCGCTCCCCCGCCCGGCCGGCACCGCGACAAAACGCTTACAACATCGCCATAACGCCTGCTGCACGGAATGGTGTTTGAACTGCGTCCACGCTTCGGTTATCATCTTCGCTTTCCCGCCACGACCACGTGCGCGGTCATCGCGATTCGTTCCCCGCTGGGCTCCCAATTATCATCGGCCACGATTATTTCGTCGTCCCCCGTGGCGTGCACGCCCCACCCAATGCCTGGGTGCACGAACACGTGCTCGTTCAACGTCGTAACGTGAAGATACTGCGAGTACGGCGGAAAGTCGTTAACAAGCATGAGCTGCGGTTCCCATGCGCCGCTGGCTGCGCCGTATCCCATCATCTGCAGCGTGTGCACGGTGGGGTTGTAAACGGCGAACGCCTTAACGTACTCAAAGTTGATCGGCTCACCCGCGATGTCCAGGACGTTATACTGCGGTGGCGCACCGGTACCACGTAGATAGATCCGACGTCCCCAACCACCGATAGGAACGGTGACGATCACCGAACCGTGGACATCCACGATATCAGTGTCGTTGAGATCGTATTCACGTTCAAGCAACGTGAGAAGGCGTCGGGTGGATGCCTCCAGCTCCTGCTCGTCCACGGCCCTAAACGATTGACGAAATGTGAAACGATGGCTCATGCTTCGACCCCTATAATGAACATCTCTATATCACAGTTCACGTCGGTGGTGAGCTTGATACCTCGATGCGTGGTGTCCACGACCACGCCGCCGACGGGCGCAACGATCACCACAGCACCGAGCGGAGGGACGATCACGGTGCCGGTAAACAGCGCAACCCAACCGCTAGCCGCGGTCGGCGCGAGGGTCAGATATCCGGTCGCACTCAGATTCTTGAGCATAAGTGCTTTTACCTTCGCGAACACTACGACGCCCTCGAGCCCGTCCATATCGTGGTCGAGCCCGCCGCCTGAACGAAGGTCCCACTCCTCGGGCGTGGCCGCGACCAATGCTTCGGCCACGGTCACGTGCACGTCGGCTTGGTCGTCGCCCGTGCCCTCCGACCAAGCCTTTGAGAACGTCATACGCGGGCTCATCGACCTTACGCTCGCCTCGAGGTCCTCGGTCTGCGACGCTTGCATCGCCACGCTTATCGATGCCTGCTGGCTCATACTTTCACTCCTATGATGATCATTTCCACGTCCACGCTGTCTTCCGAGGTCGGGGTCATGAGCCTGAATGCCCTATGCGTGGCGTCCACGATCGCGTTGCCGCCGAACGCCGCGACGCCAAGCGGCTCGATCGTCACGTTGTCTTTGAACATAGCAACCCACCCGTTAGATATGCCCGGCTTCAGGGTTATTGACTTCGACGCGCTCAAGTTCTTGATCATGAACGCCTTCACCCGCGCGAACGCGACCACGCCCTCGAGCCCGTCCATATTATGGTCCGTGTCTGCGCAATTGTCCGACAGAAGGTCCCACGCCTCCTCGTCGGCCACAGTTTCCTTCACCGTCACGTGCGTGCCTCCCGCCCAGTTCTTTACCCATGCAAGGCGCGGGGCGGTCGACCTCTCGTCCGCCTCGAGGTCAACCCGCTGCTGCGCCATCGCCGTCACGTTCATCATCGCCTGTTGGCTCATCCGGTGCGCTCCTTTCGTCCATCTCTTGCACCACCTCGTCGGGCGTCAGCGTCGTGCCCGCCGCGAGACGGCTGCTGTCGTCGTCGGGAAAACGTACGTATTTTTTTACTTCCGCGTCAATGAGCTCCATCGTTTCGTCGTCCACGTGCGTGGACACGCACCTGAGCACCTGTTCAATGAACAGGTCCAACACCCGCACGCTGACCTTGTCCTCGGCGTCCTTCTCCACGCGGCTCGTCGCGAGCACCATGTCCTTCACGAATTCCAGCGCATCGCGCACGACGGCCGTCGCCATCGCTTGTATCTGTGGCTTACTTCCGGTAGCCGCGTCCCACATCTTAAGCGCGTCCAACGCCTGCGCCCTGGCCACTGCCAGCTCCTCGTACAGGGCGAGCTGCTCGTGGTGAGGCGCGCTCAGGAACTCGTCCAGCTTAGCGCTCAACGTCTCACTGAGGTGCCGGCTGTACTTCCCGCGTCGTACGCGCCTGGTCATCGGTATGTTACCCCCGTGGAACGCGCAGAATCGACGGCCCTTGCGAGCGTATCGCATACACCGTCTGTCATGTCGTCTGCTCCGCCCTTGACAACGACGTGGGTGGTTACTGTCCTTGTCGCGCACGGGCATGAGCGTCTCTCAGGTATCGCCACGCGGTGCTGCGCGATACGTCCAACAACTGGGCGAGCTCGACGACGGTATACCCGCCTATGTAATGTAGGCGCAGCAGCATCGCGTCCTGTTCGTTCAGTCCCTCCAATAGATTGTATACGTCTATCGAGACGTCACGTTTCACCGCATCCTCAGGCACACGCGGCAATAGGGCAGGACGCTGATATAGCCGACGCTCGAGGGAACGCCGCACGTAGTTCGCCAAGTCCTGCCCTTCCTTACAGCCCAACGCGCATCGCATGATGATTGGGATTCCCAGATCGTAAGCGGCGTCCTCGTCGCGGCCCATGCGACGGGCAACGTACACGCACAACGGCAACATATCGGCAACGATCGACCACAACAGACGCCTCGCTCTCGGACTTAGCCGGCGCAAGCGGTCCTCCCATCTCATCTCTTTCTCCAGCAAGACAAGCACATACACACATCAATGTGGATTACCCACTGACGACTCTTGAACTTCAGCGCGCTGCACACCGGACAGCGTCGATCGGTCGGTATCTGTGCGCGTCGTCGCTTATGTCGTCGTTGTTGACGCCTGCCCGAACCGTTGCGTTGGTCGTACGCCGCGCGTTGCATGCGCTTACGCCTGGCCTTTCGACTGCGCCTCTTCTTCTTTTCTCGCGCCTCAAACTTCTCGATGTCGTCCTGCGTGCGAACGAGGTCGCGGCAGTACTTCTGAAAAGCTCTGTTGGTCTGTATATATTTTCTTTTCATAATAGTACCCAGAAGTGGATTGCCAAAACTCACGGCATGAATACCCCCCTATACAGTATAGGAATTCCTTACTGAGAGCGATATGGCACTGTATATAATGTATTAAAAGAGGTTTTATAAGTTCTTAATAGACAGGCACTTGCAGCATCGCCCAGGCCCAGGATTGCAGATATATACCATACCTACCTATTCACGCATAGATTTTGGCAATCCACTTCTGCTAACGCTTTCAGCAGTTCATGTCCATTAGCGCCGCAAAGACCCTCTTGTTCGCCGTCGGGCGTCTCGATGACCAGCTCGTGGTCGAAGATGCGTACGACGTGGACGTTCGCCCCTCGTCGCTTCAGTTTATGTAATATGATGTCCTGTAATACCGTCAGCTTGCGCTTGCCGGTCTTAAACTCCAACCACCCTCGCCAACGGCGGTGGGCGACGTAGCGGTCGGGCCATCCGTTCGCGGTCCATCCACCGACGAGCGTCAGCGTGACGGCGTTCTGGCGCTCCATCTCACGGCACAGTCGGCGCGTCGTCTTGCATTCCATCTGGGGCCTCCTTCTTGTCGAGCTTCTTACGCAGTTCGTTGACGTCTATCTGCAGGTTGTTGCACCGCGTTCTGCAGTTGCTCAGTTCGTGTATCTCTTGCGACGGTGGGAGTAGGTATAGCTCCAGCTGTCGTGCATTTTCCTTGCCGCATTCGGCAAAGGTTTTCTTACAGACGTAGCATATGGCCGTCCCATCGATGGTACCTATCGTAACTGCTTGAAGATACAAGTGTGGCGCACCGCACGACAGGGCCTCCTTCAGGGCGCACTTCGCACACAATGCCATCGTCCCGTTCGTGATCTTAAGAGCCTTCATCGCTCACCTCCAATGCTTTTGCTGCGTCCTCCCAGTCGGCCGCGTGCGCCTCCGCCATCTCGTGTTGCTTTACCTTTCGTTCGGCGACGGCGTTCGTCTTCTGCCATAGGGCGTGCTTGAGCGTCGCGGCGGTTTCGTCATATGTCTCGCCCTCGACCTCGACCTCAAACCTTTCGTCAAATATCGTCGTCTTGCACGTCATTTCAAAGTTCGCCATGATATACTCCTCTCATCAGTTCGGCGAGGTTGGCGCCTTCCGCCACGGCCCTCGCAACTCGTTCTAGGTGTTCCTTCCCACGTTTCGTGGTCTTGGCCGTCGGGTCACGGCCACGATTTCTCAGTTCGGTGTCGACCTCCATCGCTCGACGGCGATGCACGTTTGCGGTCGCGGCATCCCGGCGACAGTACCAAAAGTACCGTCGCCAATGACTGCTGTGCAGTTCATAAAGATCAAGTTCATCCAGCGTGGCATAACGCCGCATAAATCACTCCTGTCGCGATCGCAGCTGCCAACAATATCCACGGTCGGAGTCGTTCCTGCTCAAGCACGGCGGCGACGATCGCAAATATGACAATCACCGCGACTATTGCGAGTGACATAGCAACTCCTTTATAAAGGCGCAGTCGCCGCATTCTGGGTGTTTCGCGACGTGTCGCTCGGTCTTCTCAAGCTGCTGTTGGTCGCGCCATATGGCGAACGCGACCAGTATTTTCCATAGCGTCGGTGGATTCGTGCACGTGACGTATTCTTCCTTGAACCACTTCGTCACGTCGTCTTTGGCTTCCATTCTTTGATCTCCTTTGCAAGTACCTTTCCACGTTCGCAGGCCTCTGGACTGTCCCATTCCGTATGTCGTGAGTTTGGGTGTGGTATTACCCAGACGCCGTTTAAGATCTCGGCGAACGGCGCGTATGGTAAACCTACGGCCCTTGCTGCCCGGGCGCCACAGACGATACACGGCGGCACAGGAACAAGGCCTGTAACGGTGACGTTAAGGGCGCAGTCCCATTCAAAACCGATTTTCGTCAGAAACTGTTCGCAACGCTTATTTGGTAATGCAGTACGAAACGTGTCCATTATAAGCAGCGTCCTGAAGACGTAGCCGTGCTTCGTCAACCAACGGGCAAACGCCAGCAGGTCGTTGTCGCCGTGATACATTTCCACCAACCTCTCAGCTTTCATCATAGGCCTCCTGGCAGTCGATCGCCGCGCGCCCACATATCTTACATACGACAGTTTCGTCCGGCCCGATATGTCGCTGTATGTGCGCGATAAACGACGTGTCATGCTCTTGCAGCCATTGCGCAAAATCGTTCATCGAACCGAGCGGGTGTTCTTTCAGGAACTCGTCCACTATTCTCATAGCACGTCCTCCTGCGCATAGAGCCAACGGGTGTAGCGCTCAAGTAAGCGCCGACACGTTGGTGCGTCGATCTTCTCTTCTTCAAGGAAACGGTGCGCGACTGCGATCGGCGTCGGTCGTCGGTCACGCAACCAACGAACGAACGCTACGAGGGCGTCGTTGCCGTGATCCCGCACGTATCTCCTTACGGTTTCTTCAGGCGTCATAAAAACCTCCGATCCTTTCTCCCGCTAACGCTCTGTTGAGCAGAGTGAAGTCGGGCTCTGTAATGGTGTTAAGGTAATCGATCCAAAGATGGTGCAGGTCGACGATGTTGTCGATCGCGGTGTCAAGCTCTTTTGCGTTGCGTACGGTTGGACCGGGTCCGGGATACGCGAGCGTCGGTCCGGCGTATAGCAAGGGCAGTGCGCCCATCAGACAATACTTCCTTGGCTTGCTCGTCCTAAACCCCTCGGCCGGTGGGATCACCACGCCACATCTGGCACGCGCCAGCATCGGTAGCACCTCGCCAGGCTGTATCCAGGTATGGTCCGGCCAGCCCTTGCCATAGACGGTGCAGCGATCGGTGAGCAGCGTCTCCCAGATCGCCACGCGCTTCGGCGGCCAGGCGTTCGCGATGACCACGCAGTCCAGTTCGCCTGTTGACTTTTTTCGTTTGATGCCATATGACCACCAGTTTTCAGCACCGCTGTTTACGGCGCGTACCTCAAACCGATGGTCGAGTATCTTCCGCGAAAACGTTCGTTCTTCTTGGGACAGAATACTGTGCGGTATGAGGTGCGGCCAGTATAACATTTCCTGTTCGCGCGGGTAGCATCGAAAGTCGTTGACCACCAGGATGCGTCGCAGCGCGAGGTGCTGTATTACCCATTGGGTGGGTGCGACGTACTTGACCGCGAAGCATCGCGTGCTGGCACGTCGCGGGTTGCCAAGGTAGCTCACCGACGGCGTCATGCCGGCGATGTTCACGCACACCTCGGGCGCCCAACGGGCGACCAGGTCGCAAGCATTGCTGTACGCCCGGTCCGCGTCCTTGACCAACGACAGATCGTCGAGACCTCGGATGTCCGGTCTTATGTGCGTGACGCCGTCGACGTTGCCGACGTGTTGCCCGAACACGAGCACGTCGTGTCCTTGGTCGCGCAGATATTCGATTATTCCGAGAGCGTTGCGATAATCACCGAGCACCGACATCGTGTCGACGTCGCTGACGTGTAATACGCTTCCCGTCTTGGCTACCATTATTCTCATCTCTTGCTCCACCTTCCTACGAAGATGCCAATGATCGCGGCGATCCACATTCCACAGATTAGCCTTAACATAACTCCTCCAATAAATCAAGAACATTGTCATACCACTTCGACACCATTCGTCTCATCAGCCCGGCTTGTTCTCCTTTCGCGTAAAGGCCTACGATCTTTACGTGTGAGGCATATGCCGCGCCGACCTCGGCCCAGGCGTCCGTGCCGCTGGGCCCGACGTATATCACAAGGTCGGACGTCATTGCGCCGTTAATGTCGAACAGAAAACATTCTTCGCCTTCGTTGCTCTCGCACCAGTCATCGAAGTTTGCCTCCGCGTGCCCGAGCTCCCGGTCCGTGAAGAGCAGGACCTCGTGTTTATGAAGCGCCGCGCCCAACATGCGCACGAGATGACAGTGTTTCCAGCTTGCGGCGATGTATATCTTCATTTTAACTCCTTAGTTGAGCCATCCTTCCCATACACGTTTGGCAAAGGAACCATACGTTCGTGATGTTTACCCAGTCTCTATGAAAGCCTTGCAGTGGTCCGTCACCGCCGCACATTTCGCAAGCATCCGGCACATATATTACCTCGTCTGACTCGATCCGCGAATCTTTTTCGTATGCGAACGCGTTCAGGATGTTTTTTACGGTGTTTAGCGCAACCGCGCGACCGTGTTATTTTACCCCTCGACGTTTGAAAATATCTGCGACACGCCGCATTTCTAAGCGCCCGTCCTTTCGGCGTGTTCGCATACGCCGCGTTAAGAATCGCAAGACACCGTTTACATTGTCGTCGACGACTGGTGATCACAAACGGCGTCTTACAGCAACTACATAACAGAATCATTGGAGTCCTTCGGTCATCACGGCGCAAGACCCAGTCTTTTTTGCTTCCCACGCGCCGTAATAGAACACGCACTGCGCGTCGTAGTCGTCGATCATCTTTACGAGCGGGCCGGCGCTGGCCTGCACTTCCCTCAAGACGCGCGTCTTAAAAGCGTTCGTCGGACGCCACGTGCCGAGTGCGTATTGATACAGTTCGTCTTGACGAGGTCGATCAAAGTAAACGGTCGGCGTGAGTATGACAGGCACGTGATGTCCCGTCCACGAGATCGCGTCCAATAACACGAGATGCATGTTATCGGGGTTCACACGTATTCGCACGAACATTAGGTTGTCTTTTCGTTGTACGCCGCTTGGATGGAGCCCGTGCACGGTTTCAACGTTGTTGATTGTGAGCACGACCGGGCCTGGGAAATCGAGGTCGTTCTTCATCGTGTTGAAGAAGACGCGTCGGTAACGTTTCGCCGTCTTCAATACCAGGTCCTTCTCAAGGTTGCTGTCGTGACCCGAGTTCATACGAACGAGCGAACTATCGGGTTCGGGCGTCTCGGGCCCGTGCGAATAACGGTTATACCAACAGTACCGACACTTCATCGGGCACGGACCGGTCTGCGGAATACAGCTTACTACCTTCATCGTCCTCCTCCGTAACAACAGTGCTTGAACTTCTTTCCCGACTTGCAGGGACAATCGTCATTACGTCCGACACGTAAACGACCCAACTGCGCTTGCGTCGGAATGATCGTCGTAAAATGTTTGGCAACGTCCTTTTTGCTAAACTGCGCCAGCTGCTCCTTGATATAGAGCCGTCCCGTCCTCTTATCCATAGTACTCCTCCAACTGCGGGTCCTGTTTGGTAGTGCAACGCCCAGGCGCCTTATCGTCGCGCCAACGAACGAAGCGTGGATGACGCAACCTGCCCTTTGCGCCGACATATTGATATTTCACTTCGACGATACGGCCCAGGTCTGCGTCCTCGTCGATCTCCCAGCGAACGGCGTCCGTCATGCCGCCAACGCTTGCGATCTCGACGAGGTCACCGTGCATTGTTTCCACGGCAACGATCAAGGCACCAACTGTGCCCAGAAACTTTCCGTTGCCCTCCTTAAAACCGACGACGATCGCGTCGAGCGTGCGCACGGGCTTCCATTTCCACCAGCGTTCATAATTATAGTCCTTGAACACCCAACCCTCGTCGTCGGGACCGAGAACTTCGGGCGTCTCGTCGAAAAACTCAATGAACGGAAGGCCGATGTTAAGACATATGTCGTGCGCCCAGACCAACGATTGTTGTGTCTGACAGATTTGGTCGTAATAGGGCACGGCGAACACGCTGAACTTCAGCTTTGGATCGCGTTCCTTGAGCGCGGTCTTCACGTAGGACGCGGGTCGTCCAGGAACCCAGAGCTCTCCGTCGAGCGACGAACACGGCGGCAACATCTGAACGATGCACGCCCACCACGGCCAGTCGCGAAGCACCGGCGCTAAATCGAGACCGGTCGTCGTCAACGCGCGTATGTGCCATTGCGGTTGACGAAACACGGTGAGACGGTTGCCGTCCCGCTTTGCTTGCACCCAACGCGTCTTCTGACCCTTCCACGTGTCGGCGTACAGTAGTTCATGCTTCCACATCTTTGATAAACTCCAATCGTTTGGCAAGTACTTCATGGGCCCAGACGACGTTTTGCGCTTGCATTAGTAAGTCGTTACCGATGTCCTCCGTACGTGGGCCATCTTTGATCACTATGCCCGCCTTACGAAGATGTCTTACGGCGGCGTCTAGATGTTCATTAACGTTCATGACACCTCGTCAATTCGGTCGTCTCCGATAAGAAACAGCTCGAGCTCGTTGGCGTAGTTGCCCTTGCCGTTGATCACGACGGCCCAACCGTGGTTGCATTTCGTGATCATGAAAATCTCTGGCGACAGAGACTCGCCCTTTTTGTAGACCTCTCTCAAGCCGTCTAACACGGCCTGAAAGGCCGGCTCTGTAGTGCCTTGCACCAACATCCGTACTGCCATTGCTCTATCTCCTAACGTTGGCCCACGCGGCGAGCTGCCGAGCGTATTTCGTTACCATTCGACGTGCTCGACCGAGGTGCTTGTCGTTCAAGCGTTTTCCTGTTTTCAACCATTTCGCGAGATACGAGCCGTAACCCGCGTCCGCGCTGTTGAACCCAACGCCGTTGTCGTGCTTGGTCGTTTCTGCGGCGCGTTCGTCTAACGTTTGCAGATTGTAAAGACGAACGACGGCACGTTCGACCGCTTTGTCGCTGTCGCGCAACATGCTCTTGATCTGGTCCTCGGTCCACGTCATAGTACTATCTCCTATCGAAGCAACTGGCCTCGTCAGCGCCGGAGAATACCGGCGGACCCGGCATACGCCGGGTTTCGGCCTCATTCCTCTGTCAGCTTACGAATCTTTTCCTGCAACTTCAGTATCTTGCGGAGCGGGCGAGCAGCCTGTGCTGCGGCGGCACGATTGTAAGAATGAAATCGACCGCGTGATGCGCCACAGACCTTATTGTAAAGGAACGCCCACAGTTCACCGTGCGTGGCAGAAGTGTGCATTGCTCTAGCAGCGAACGTGTGACAGATCTCGTGACAGATGGTCCAGTCGTATTCAGTACGGCCGCCCGTTACTGCGTAGGCGAGGTTGTATCGACAATCGCGCCTGCTCGCCGTGCCCGCTGACTTGGAGTTTTTTACCACGAATTCGCAGACTGGTGCGGTATCGTCAAGCAATGCAAACGGCATGTGCTTGAGCAGAAACTTCCACCAATATTCATGGCGACTCAATACCCACGTTTTCGTGTCCATAGTACTATCTCCTATCGAAGCTTGCTGGCCTCATCAGCGCCGGAGAATACCGGCGGACCCGGCGGCCCGTTCCAGGTGTCCCTTTCCGCGAGTCGCAGTGACTCGTTCCAGGTGTCCCTTTCCGCGGGTCGCCGGGTTTCGGCCTCATTCCTCTGTCATTTCGTTGATCTGTGCCATCAGGCGTTTATATTGTCGAATTTCTTTGGCGTGCTTCAGCCCCTTTAACTGGCGGTTTACCTGTTGCAGTTTTTTCAATCGGTCGACGAGCTTTCGCGGCGCAGATGTTTGTTGCGCTCGAAGTTCGTCCTGCTTTGTGAGCGCGCAGTCGATGATCTCCTGCTGCACCGCGAGCCGCTTCGGAAGCCAATCCTCCGCGCATTGTTCGCGATACACCTTTACCATCGTTTGATGCGTGTCGCGCATCCCGAGCAGTTGAATACGTTTGTCTCGTTCTGATTTCATCCTATCTCCTTTCGACAGAGGCTGAAGGATGGGGCGGGAATTGCACCCGCCCCGTTGAGGCTGGTTCCTGCATCCTTAGGCAAGCAGTTCTTCGACGTTGACGCCGTCGGCCTCGAGCTGTTCTCGTAGTTCGGCCATCTTTTCCTGCATTTTCAACAGGCGCTTTGCCTTGGCACGATCCTTCGTGCTGCCGAGCTTCTTGCTTTCCTCGGCCTTGGCACGGAAGACGATCGCCTTGGCATCGCATTCGGCGGCCTTGTATTCGAAGAAGAGGTCTTCGTTTTTGAAGTCCGTTTTCTTCAAAGGCTTGTTTTTGGCGAAATCGAACTTTTCGGGCACCGCAACCTCGAGCGGCTCTGTGTGCACGAAAACGGTTCGTTTCGACTTCTTTTTCTTGACCACAACGTCGGTGGCCTGGCTGCCGGGTTCGGCGCCGCTAGCTTTCGCCGCTGCCTTCGCTGCCTTCGCTGCCTTTTTCGTTGCCTTACTCATACCCTATCTCCTTTTCCCATGAGGTCTACTGGCCTCGTCAGCGCGGGAGAATACCCACGGACCCGGCTTGCGCCGGGTTTCGGCCTCATCCCAAGGGCAGAGCCGTGCCTTCGAGCTCGTCGAGCTTTTTGGCGGCGGCTTCAGCGGCGGCCTGCAGTTTTTCGTACTTGGCCTGGAGCTTCTTGACTCGTGCAACGGTCTTCGTCTGCTTGTTGATCGCGGCAACGCGTGCCTTGTTGACGCGGGCCATGATCTTTTCGACTTGCTCGGCAGCCTTCTCGGTGAGCGGATCGGCCTTCAGCCAGTTTACCGCTATTTCGAGGTGTTCGACTCCGTTGCCAACGACGTCCGTCTTTTCCTTTTTCGCTTTTGCCATTATCCTATCTCCTTGAGAACTACTGGCCTCGTCAGCGCCGGAGAATACCGGCGGACCCGGCTTGCGCCGGGTTTCGGCCTTCAGCTGATGCAACGACGAGCATCTTCGCGTTCGGCGCGTTTGACAGCACGGTGGTGACGATGGGCGATCGTCCATCTTTCGTTCGGGGTAATCGCCAATACCATCTGCGCCTGATACTTCCGCCTCAACAAAATCTTGATTGCATGCAACATTGTACTATCTCCTTAAGGTAACTGACCTCATCAGCGCCGGAGGTATACCGGCGGACCCGGCTCGGTGCCGGGTTTCGGTCTTGGGGAGATAGATAGGAAGCAGTTTCTCTGGGTGCTGGCCAGCGGTCTTATACGACTTTGGGTTGGACAGATTCTCGCGGCCCCTACCTGAATGCCGCCTCGTCGTAGCCGTATTTCGTCCAGCTTGTTGGGTTTTAAGCTGAATGCCTTTTGTGAATGAACAGTGCCAATTTGGCACCGGCGCGTCGAACCGTTCATCAGCAGGGCTGGAATCGTCTGGCCGGCGGTCGGTGCCTTGTCGGCAGTGATTGTCAATGACCGTTCCAACATATACATTATACGCTACAAAACAGCAAAAGTACAGGGAAAAATTCCAATATTCCCTATGGGAAAATCGCTGACCAGGCCTAAGTAAGGCTATTACCGCCGTTAGCACCGCAAGTTTTTCTTCAAGATACTCGATTTTGTCGCCATATTCTGTGCCAAAACGGTCGAAATTCGCCATAAGAACCACCCATATTGGTCGGTTTGGGGGCACCCTGAAGGCGCAAATGCCGGTCTGGACCGCATTAGAACGGTGTACTGCCGTCGCTACCGCCCTACACCCGCTATGCATCGAACCTGAAAAGGCAGGTCTAAGCAGGCTGAGCCCACCGTATGCAGGTCTAAACAGGTAGAGAACGGTCATATGTCATCTCCCACAAGGCGGTTCTGGACGGTCCAGGGATGCCCTGGTGCCGTCGTAGAGCGTCCAGAACCGTCTCTATGCCGTCGGCGCCCGACCGCCATAGGATTGCCTATAAGGCGGTCGGAAGCGGTTCTATGGCGGCCCAGGTGGTCCGGCTGGTGCCGCCGGCCACGGTGATCGGCACCCGGAACGATACGGTGGTGTCGGTCAAAATCGTGCCGATGCGTTCGTGCACCCGTTTGTCGAACAGGAGGTCCAGCGGACAGCGAAAGAGCGTTTCGTCGTGTATCAGCCCAGCAAGGCGAACGTCGTGCTGTGCCAGCCATTGGTCCTGCCCGATCGCCACAGTACGTTCCTTCATCACGTCGGCTGCCGTCGACTGCACCCACGAGTTAAACGCAAGGTGCGACTTATGCGAGGGCAGGTGACGGTGTCGTCCGTGCGCGTTTCTTATGTAGCCGCGTGAACGCACCTTGTTCGACATCTGTCGACCCGTGGTACGAAGTTCGGGCAGCATGTTATGGTATTTCGTATACACTTCCAACGCGCGTTGTTGACAGAGGAATTGGAACGCCGCGACGCGTGATTTTTCCGGAACCTTGTCGAGTTTATTCATCAGCTCGCCAACGAGTTCTGGGTTACCGGCTAACATCTCGAGAACTTTATCTTTCCCAGCACCGTAGCCGATCGCGAAGTTTACGTTCTTGGCCGGGCGACGTGGGATGCCACACCACCCGGCGACGAGCCGATGAAAATCTGTGTTAGGATCTTTGTTATACGCGAGTATCGCAGCCACGTTACGTATGATATGCACGATTAGTCGAAACTCGATCTGTGAATAGTCATATGACAGAAAACCGTAGCCCGGCGTCACGTGGATGAGCGTTTTGGACTCTTCACTCTGTTGCTGTGCGTTCGGCCGACGACAAGACAGACGCCCGGTCCGCACCGTTTGGTTGTAATCAGGATGTAATACGCCGTCAAGGTGCAATGTTTGAAACGGTTCGATGAACAGCGAAAGCAGCGTATGCGTCTTTCGATATGCTAACATCGATTCAAGGACGCCCGTCAACTCCTCATTCATAAGGACCAACGGATGCCGTTGGTACGCGGCGAGCGTTGCCTTGTCGAAGGAGGGATTGCTCTTGTCCGTCCACCCAAGGATCGGTAGTCCGTAATGGTTGCACAGCACGTCAAAACAATCGTTGTTGACGTGCGGCCGACACGGAAACCCGAGCGTCTCGTGCAACTTTTCCTCGATTACGAGCATGTCGCGCATCGCGAGCAGCTGGCGTATCTTCAGCTCTTGAGGGTCGACGCAAAGACCGACGCGTTCGATGTCGAGCAGGACCGAGGTGAGAGCTATCTCCGTGTTCCATACGTTTTGACATTCCTCAGGGCAACGACGCTCCTCGTAGAGATGGAGACGACGCGCGGTCATAACGTCTTGACACGAGTATTCCGCCAAGATGTCGGCAGGCACGGCAGCATAGTCTTTCGTACGTGAGTCCTGGAGAAAACGCTTGACGCGCCGTTCGTATTTTTCGATGTTCTCCTCGAGCCATTCGGCGCTGAGCTCCGTTAACCTGTAACTGAAACGATCGCTGTTTACGATCTTCGCGAGCGTTACGGTGTCCACGAGCTGACACGCGAACTCAACGTCCTCGTTACGGAGCACGTGCGCGTCGTACTTTATGTTGTGGTTTATCCAACGCTCGCACTCGGCGACCAGATCCTGCAACCACTCGAGCACTGCGAGCAAGGGCAGGTTCTGGCCCGTATGATGACGGAGCGGAACGTACCACGCGCCCTCGACGTTGTCGGCCGTCACGGCGATGCCCAACAGTTTACAGTCGTGCCACGGATCGAGGCTGTCCTTCTTCGGATCGCCGCTCGTGGTCTCCACGTCGAGGTATAGGTCCCTCGGATCGAGGCGAGGGAGCTCGTCGATCGACTGCACCAACCGTCCACCGTTTTTGAACGTTATCATTCCCAACACCTACATAAACTTTGTCGTTGACGATATCCGTCCATCACCTTGGACATGAAGTCGTCGTTTGGAAAATCATCAACGTTCGACGCGTGCCAACGTACGTCCCAATCGCACTTGTAGTTCTCGAACTTATTGCCGATGATCTTACGAAACACGTCGTTCGCCTTCTCTGCGACGGCCGCGCTGAACATCTCGTCACGCGCCTTCCAACGGTCCGTGATGACGCCCGTGCGTGCGGTGAGGACGACCGTGAACGCGCCGACCAATCGACAATACGCGTCCACCCAACGATACGCTTCTGGAGGGAGCCGCGTTCCTCGTTCGCACGCATGATCATACGCGACCGCCGACATATGGAACCTGTCCATCACCACGCAGGGCACGATGAACGGAATGTAGTCGCGAGGGTACTCCCACATCTCGGGTAACACGCTGAAGTGCGCGTAGATATGTGGATCGCCTCCCTTGTTTAGCGTTTGTAGACATCGTTTAGCAAAAGCGGTCTTTCCCATCTGGTCCGAACCTTCAACGATTAGCATCGTAAGCTTCCTCCATCACAGAAGACTGAAGTAATGAACAAGACACGGGCACCCACGCCGACGCGCAGAGCAAGACGAGGTCCCACAGCGGACTACTCTTAGACAACACGCTCTCGAGCGGCGCAAAGTGCTCCAGCTCGGTGTGTTCCGTTCGGACTCGCTCTTCAATGCGCAAAGCGTTGTTTATCATCGTCTCAAGACTATGATAACTGCCACCCACCTGCCACCCCGTCGGACACATTCCTCGACTCGAATGATAACGCCCGCTGCTGCGTTCCCGTGCGTCCTGCACCACGCGCGGCGCGATCGCCGCGACCACTTGTTGGTAGTTCCGAGAATACAGGTGCAGACTCCCTACTTGGTGGACGTAGGTCCCAAGCTGGCAACCGAGCGCGCCGGCCAACAAACGTTGCATCGTCGTGTTGACAAAGATGTCATAGGGCATTCCCAGCCAAGCGTCTTCGCTACGCATCGTGCAGACCATGTGCAGTCGATTATCACGCAATATGAACTGCCAGGTCAGCGTACACGGTAAATCGGCGTGATCGGCAAGGATGGCGTGTGACAGGTCGCCAGCGTTCCACATCGCCATGACGGCTTGTCGTGAGTTGCTCATCTTATGCAGGAGCTGTTTGACTGCGAAGAACTGCGATCCGTATTTTCCCTGTCCTTCACGCACAAACGCATCGTCGTGCATCCAGCGATATCCGTATGCGCCGTATGCGACGTCCACTTCCGCAAACCTGATATATTGTGGAGCGTACGCGACGATGCGTTCTATCGTGCGTTCCCCGGAAAGGTACCATAAGGTCTCCGCGGCCGCGTATTGTGGCGACAGTTTACGCTGTCCGTTTAAGACGAACGTTCGGTCCAAATCAGTAAGGACCGTTTGATACCCGAATATTTCACGCGCTCGACCGTTACGGCTGACCATCTCCTTGTCGGTCGTGATGAGGATGCCGAGAGCATCTAACCAAAGATCGTCTACGTTGTTAAACTCACGCATCATAATCTCTCCTATAAGGGTTAACGTAACGTGTAAGGTTGAACACCTTTTCGATTTGGTGATGAGTGTCTCGGCCCTCCCACGCGAGAGTCTTAGGGTTAAACGACGATTCCCAGTCCGCGCCGTTCCATACGTCGATCAAGCAAAATTCCACTTGTTCGGCTAACCACTCCCCGATAACCGGCACGATGCCCTTACCGATTTGCGCGATAGGATCTGGACCGCGCGGGATGTCGGGCCAGCCCATCAGCGACGACAGTTCTCGAACCGTGAGCCCACGGTTCAAGCTGGGGTGTATGAGATTACCGCTGCCGCCGCGTAACGTCGATGTCGCATGGTCCCATCGCAAACGGTAGATGCTCTGAACGCCGAAAGGAATTTCAGAAACGCGCGTCGTCCACGTTTCATAGAACTTTGGGCTCGCCATTCGCAGCTGCATCGGGTCCCTGCGCGCGATGTTGTGAAGATTTTCGTGCTCGCGAAGATACGGTATGACGGCCATCGCATCGGGAGACAACAAGTTCCAACAGTCGCCGTCGTACGCCGCATACTTGTCCCGGAATCGAACGGCGCGGGTGGGCCGCTCAACGTATCGTTCGATTATGTCCCGCGTCGTCGTATGATACGGGCTTATCCGCGGCGGCCGGATGTTAAAGTGGCAGTCCGCAGGATAGGCGACGAAGAAATATCGTTTCCGACTCTGCGAGTTACCGAACGATGCCGCGTTGATAAACAGGTGCGCGATACGATAACCGGCAGGAACAAAGAGCTCGTCGCGCAGATGGTCCAACAACGGTCGGCCTACGGTATAACATTGCTGCACGCTTTCGAAGCAGACGACGGGCACTTTGTTTCGAACGCCGTATTGACACAGGTCATGTATGTCCTGCGTCTGCTGGCTCCACGGTCCGTGCATCTCTTCGGAATAGCC